TCAAGGCTTTTCAGCGTTTTTAGCGGGTTCGTATCCAGCTATTTAAGACCTTCTGATCACTGCAAAGAAGCGTAACGGGAGGCTTGATTTCTTCACGAATTTCACGCACGCAGCGCCTGTATTCCGAGACGGTAAGAAGTCCCTTTTTAAGCAAAGCCCTCAGAATGCCATCTGTTAGTTGATAATCTGCTTCTTGTTTCCAAGGTTCATTCATTTCGAGTACCCCGGAAGCGGTCTTTGATATAGCAAGCGTGGGAGCAGTACTTGCGGTTTGATCTTGCTTTAAAGGTCACACCGCAGGTCGGACAGATATGTTCTTTCTGATAGGACTTCTCCCGTTTGCTCCAAAAACTATAACGGCACTCATCCGAACAAAAGCGTCTCCGTCTTCCTCCTTGATAGATGGGTAGTGCTTTACCGCAGTTTTCACATACACCTGCGTTGTCGTTCTGAATAGAGATATTTTGTCTCTGGCAGAACGACTTCACGGTGTTGTAGTTCAAACCCAGTGCTTTTGCAATTGTACTGATGGATTCACCACGCTCCCTGCGTAAAACAATAGCTTCACGTTCTTGCTCGTTCATTTCGCACCGCCGAGCTTCTCTTGCAGCCACGCTTGGGCACATTTGTCACAGTAGACGGTCGTGCCGTATAAATCGCTGTCCTCGTCACGAAGCACATCGGCCAGGTTTACGGGTACTTCTGATCCGCAGCGGGGACAGGTGTTGTAGACGTTTTCGTCTGTGATGTAGGTGATGAACTCGCTGTCATCTCCGACAGGCTGTTTGGTGTAAAACATAATAGGTTCCTCCAAGGTTTGATGTAAGGGAGGGACTCCCTTCACTTTCCCCTTGGACAGAACCGGTGATTTTGGGCAATTAATCTTTCTGATAGAAGTTGCAGGTGAAGCCGTCGGCATCAAGCTTTAATCCGGAAGCCCATTCTGGTGTTCGGCTCATCTGTCTGCAGACCACTTCAACCGACATACGGGAATCGGCTTCAATGACGATCTCATCATGGACATGCATGACGATGTCGGAATACTTGAAGGTTTGAAGGGCTGAGCAGAGGATGTCTCTGGAAATGGCCTGGACGATATTTTCCACGAGCTTTGCCCCGTAGGTTTCCTGACGCTCCCAGCGTCGCCCCGTTCCGACACCTTCATAGGTAATGGATTCACCGCCGAAGCGGTTCTCGCCGATGCGGGGCTTGACATAGAAAAGCTCTCTACCGGAAGGAAGCGTGATGATGAGCATCCCGCTTTGATAACGAAAGCCAATGCCCTGAACCTCAGTTTTTCGTCGTTCTTTGATGGCTGTCTTGGCGGCGCTGTCCACATCCCACCAGAAACGGACAATTTTGGGATTGGAGTTTCGCCAGGACTGAACAAGTCCAGGCAGCTCCTCTTCCGTTAAGCCCATCTCCAGTGCACCCATCGCTTTGAGGGCACCGACCGAGCCGCCATAGCCACAGGCGAGTTCGGATATCTTGCCTTTCTGTCTTAGATCACCATTTACACCGTGTTTGACAACCGGCACGCTGAACATCTCGCTGGCCGATTGGCAGTAGATGTCGCCACCCTCAGCAAAGAGCTTCATGCGCCAGCTTTCTCCAGCGAGCCAGGCCAGCACCCTTGCTTCGATGGCGGAGTAGTCGGCAACAAGAAAGATACGCCCCACCTTTGGCACAAAGGCAGTGCGGATGAGTTCCGATAAGACCTGAGGGACAGAATCAAGGAGGACTTCCAGAGCATCAAGGTCGCCTTGCCTAACGAGCGTTCTCGCTTCCTCCAGATGATCCATCTTGTTTCTGGGCAGGTTCTGTAATTGAATCAAACGGCCGGAAAAGCGTCCGGTACGGTTTGCACCGTAAAACTGAAAGAGGCCTCTCGCTCTGCCATCGAGGCAAACGCAGTCCCTCATGGCCTGATACTTCCTAACGCTGGACTTGGCAAGCTCCTGCCTTGTTTCGAGGGTAGCTTTCACTTTGCCTGAAGCGGTCTCCAGAAGCTTCCTGACCGCCTTTTTATCGAGGGATTCAGTCTCGATACCCTGACCAGCTAACCAGTCTTTCAGCTGCATAACGGAGTTGGGGTTTTCCAAGCCTGTTAATCTTCGGAGTTTTTGCAGGGCGTGTGCCCGTACTTCCTTGTCCATGCGAATGGCCTGCTCCGCCAGTTCCTTATCAATCAAAATGCCGAGATCATTGATTTGCTGGTCTCGGTGGTAGTTATCCCATTCCATATCCGGCATGGGAAAGCTCTCGAGCCTTTCCTGTATCGCCATCTCCGTTTCCACGTCCCGTTTGTTATAGGCTTTATAGAGCTGCCATTTCTCCGGATCGTGCTCCGGCAGATTTCTCGTCCTGCCGCCGTTTGTTTTGGTCGGGTTACAGGGCATGGAGAAGTAGCGGATGAGGTCTTTGCCTTCTTTCAGCTTCTGCTTGTCGAGACCTAAGACCGAGCCGGCCTGTTCCAGGGAGAGCGGAAGCCCCAGATAGGCCGACCAAACCATGGAACAGCGCCAGCTTCCCGGGTCAAGGTAGTTCAGGTATTCCGACTCATGGCCAAAGGGCACGGTTCGCTCCAAAACATAGCCCTTTCGTTTCAGCCACTCGGACAGGCAGATTCGTTCAAATTGAGCGTTAAAAGCCCACTTGATCACATCGTCCGAGAGAAAGGCGGAGATAAGGTCTATCGGCACCGACTCACCATTGGCAAGGTCAATCGTCTGCACTTCGCCACCATCTACAGCATAGGAAATGAGGAGAATATCAAAATCGGGAGCTTCGACGTAGCGGTAGACACCCGCTTTACTTAGGTTCTCTGAAGAAAAAGTTTCAATGTCTAAGGATATGTATTTCATATGCACCTCTTAAAGCAAGGGGCGAGGCTTTTGACCCCGCCCCCGGCAGTTACTCTTGCTGTTCTTTGACTCGCTTCCAGACAGCCTTGCCGAACTGATAAACGGCGTAGAATGGCAGGAAGGCCGCAAGTCCGCCTAAGATGAAGGCATTGAAGGCGATGTACACTTCCTTGAAAAGCTCTGCAAACATCGGCCTGCCTCCTTACGACAAGAAGTCATCGTCATCGGTCAGGTCGCCGAAGTCGGACTCAGCGCTGGCACGGCTTCCGAGTGGCTTGCCGTCACGGATTTTCTGAAGATTGTTAAGACCGCAGGCGATGCCGCGATTGCCGTTCGAGTTGAAGACATAGAAGGTGATGGATGCCCTGCCATACACACCGCTGTAGACTTCCGAACGGTCGAGAATGGGATTCACATCGCTATCGACAATACCAGGCGCTGTGGCCGAGTTGGCATTGATAAAGTAACTGTTGGCATAGGCTTCATCATCCGGGCGCTCTACGTCACCGTCACGAAGCGGCAGCTTGATGGAATTTAGAGCCGGCACCGTGCGGCTGTTTCCCTTGAGTTTGGCTTCGCCTTCCTTGTAGGCGGCTTCAATGGCTTTCTTGATGGCATCCAGCGTCTCTTTATCTGACTTTGGAATGATCAGCGAGACCGAGAACTTCGGCGTACCGCCGTTGATGGATTTTGCTTCCCACACGTTGGCATAGCTCCAGCGTGTATCTTTGCCTGTGATAACCTTCATTGGATTTGATTTACTCATGAGTGGTTTCCTCCTTAAACTCATCTAAAATAGTTGTCATTTCCGGTCTTTTATCGCTGTCCGGTACCAGCGTCGGTTTGCCTTGTGGCTTGATAATGAGGTCTCCCAAGATTTCGCTGAATTGCTTTCGTCCAAGGAGAGTTGTCATGGCTGAGATGCCTAGGAGTTTCTTTTCATAGGGATCAAAGCCGGCTTCTTCTACTGCTTGGGCGACCTTGTTGTCGTCCAGATACTTGCGGTTTGACCTGCCCTCGACCAGCTTGAAGCCGTGCCATTTCTTGCCCGACTTAGCTGCGGTCAGGGCGTAGTCCTTGATGTCGTTTGCCCATGCGGTCAGCTCATCCAGCTGTCCCAGAATTTCTTCAATCTCCCTATCGGAGAGGAGAGGCGGTCTGGCAAACTCCAGCTTGGCCAGCTCGAGGTTGATCTCGGCTCGTTTGGCACAGGTCGCTTTGACCTTGCAGAACCTGCACCAGTCTCCGGCTGAGAAGTCTCCCTTGCCGTCAAAGGCGAGAGTGGCAATCGGTCTCACCGTCTCATCGGCCCATTTGTAGAGGGCATCTTTCCTCATCGTGAAAGAGCTGTAGTTGTCCCGCCTGGGCTGGATGATGGTCATCCTGACTTCATCAAAGTCGTAGATGCCGTCAAAGAGCTGAAGACAGCCGAGGGCGTAGAGCATTAGCTGCGGGTTTTCATGGGCATCAACGAGGACGCCCGTTCCATACTTCATGTCAAATAAATGAAGCGCTTGGTCTGCGAAAATGACGCAGTCCGCCGTGCCGAAGCCTCCCGGTACATAGTCGGAGAAGTCCAGCCGCTGTTCGATCAGGACGGCAGGATCCGGTGTGGTTTTCCTGACCGCTTCCAAGGCTTCCAGGATACGGTCGACATACTGCTCGGCGGCATCTTCCATTTCCTGTGAATACATGGAGAGGTCCTGAATCGGGTCTTCCGTCTCCATGCCCAGTGCCAGCTTCAGCCGGAATTCACAAAGGGCATGGGCTTCCGATCCCTCACGGGCGTACTCCGAAGCAAAGTCGGCTGCCTTTTCGTTCAGCCTTGCCGACGGCGGGCAGTGAAGCCAGCGTTCGGCGCTGGATGCGGATAAGGTTGCGTGCTTTGCCATTAGCCCAGTTCCTCCGCATCCTTCAAAAGGGATTCATAGTCTTCGGGCTTCACATCGGACAGACGCTCAGCGCCGTACTTTTGGATGAGCGCCTTCACACCTTTGGTAAGACCGGCCTGTGATTTCCTGGCCAGCACGCCCCGCACGTCAGATAGCGTGAGCTGCGGTGTCGGTTCTTCCGCTTCTTCCCGGTCGCTTGCGATGACCTTAGCCAGCAAAGCGATGCTCTCTGCCAGTTGATTCATGTCGTCTACGACATCTTTCAGTAACTTGATGCGACTCATAGCTTGCCTCCTTCGTTTGTCGATTTCTGACCAGTTCATTTGCCATTCGCTTGGACAGGATGCTGACGGTGGTCAGAAGTCCGATCAACTCCATGTCATTTGCCTGTCGTTGTCTCATAGGCTTTCCTCCTGTTCTGAGGGCTGGTATCGTGTGTCCCTCACTTCCCCCTTGGACAGGAGGAGGGATTTTGGGCAAACGAGATTGAAAAAAGTTTTTGATGACCTATAGCCAGTCACGTAGTTTTCTCAGCAGGGTTTTGAAAATGATTGATTTCCGGTAGTTCACGGTTTTCCTCGGACAGCCGATCACTGATGCGATTGCCCGTTCGCTTAAGCCCTCCATGAACAGCTGGGTTATTTCCTGATCCCGGGGAGATAAGTTTTGAATTGCAATCTGGACAGCCTCTTTGAATGCTTTTTCTTCAAGCTCCTCCGAGAAATCAGATTCATCAGCGATGAAGTCGCCAAGCGTGCCCACATCCGGGTCATCATCTGTGAGCGGTGCATCCAGTGAAAGAAATTCACCATTTTTGTGGTAAGGGCAGACATCACAGTCTGCGGCACATTTCCAGAGCAGATGTTTAGGGCAGAAGCAGCGTCCTGCTCGTTGTTCCCGCTTCCTGGCTTGATTGATACTGCGATTCAATTCCTGATATAGCTCTTCACTAACAGGGATTAGGTTGACACTGTAGGGGTCATTGGGTTTTCTTAGTGGGTAGTAACGTTGTTTCTTGGATTGACTCTGGTTGTCTTTGTTTGGCATAAAAAATTCCTCCGTTGCCTAGCTCCGGAACAGAGGAATGCCTGCTGACTGAAAATGAGCGCACAAAGGCTTCTGCAGTCCTGCGGACTTCTCCGTCCGGGATTGCAACCTTCCTGCTCATCAGTCGGCTGAAGTGTTATTTACTTTTTCCAATGAGAGACGTGAGCCACCGTTGATCAGACGGTGCATCTTTCATTGGTAGGTTCATAAAACGCTCGCGAAGTCCATATCGCAAATAATTTATTTACAAAGTGGCTATGTACGTGGTAAAATAATGAAAACCACTGGTGCTACTTGCGGGTCGGTTTAGAACCTAAATTGATTATGCAAAGGCGCTATCCGAGCTTTGGGTCTTCTTTAGTTCAATCTGGTTCAGCGTGGTTCAAAATCTAAAGGATGGAGACAATGGCCTTGAATTTTCAAATGCTATTTAAAATTCTAAAAAAGCATATGGCGGATGGAGATGCTGTTCCGTATTTTTTCCGTGAACTGATGGCCATGATTACGACTGTTGCTGAGGAAGAGTGGGGCACGTCGAAAGATCCTTCTAAAAAGATGAAAGATGAAACGCTTCGAAACTACTCAAAGAGGGGTTTGTCAAAGACACTGGCAAAAAATATCGTGTATCGGCTGACACCGGAATTTTTGACAGAGAGAATTAATGAGCGAAATGAAACTCAACGTAAATTGTTAGCCGAGGATTTGCAAAGTTACGACTCAACTATTAATGCCGAAAATGTTGGAGAAAAAGTTTCTGAATTGATGGTCAGTGTTATTCAACAATCGGCCGGCTTGGTATCTCAAAGCAAATTAGAAGCACAGCAGCAAGCTCAGCTGGCCTTGGATTTGAAAAATCAATACGGCAATTATCTTCTTGCTGAGGCTGAAAACACTTGTCCTTTTCCAGGTTGCGGTCGATCGCTCGTAGTCACAGCAAACCATAAAGCTGCATCTTTCTTCGAGGTAGGCTTAATCGACAAAAACGGGAAAGCCAGCCCAGAAAACTTGCTTGCGATGTGTCCTTGCTGCTACGCAACGTACTCACTGGACGACAACAAGAAAAAATGCAAAGAACTGAAAGCAGTGAAGAAAACACTTTTAGCAAGACGACAGATTATTCAAATGCTGGACGAGTTGCCACTAGAACGAGGCATTGTCGGTGTAGTTACGAGAATAAAAAAGCTCCAAATGCAGGATTTTGAGGAAGTGTCATTTGATCCCAAGGAACTGACTAAGAAGATCGATTCTTCTCATGAGCATCTCTTATATTTGACGGTAAAAAATTTTGTGCTCAGCTACTTCGTAACTGTTCGTGAAATTATGATGAACCTCGATAAACGAGGAGAAATTGACTACGGGAGCTTGCAAAACCAGATACATGCTATATATAGGGGCCTCTCCAAAAAGAATAAAAATCAAATGGAGATCTTTGCTGAGATCGCTGAAAAGATCCACAGACAGACGCTTCAAGAAATTATTTACTGCCAGGTTGTCGTCTCCTATTTCATCCAGAGCTGTGAGGTGTTTGATGCAATTACCGAATAAATTGTACTCATATAAAAACAGCACCTTGGCTTTGATACCGGAGGTGCTGAATGAGTTGAAGGACGGATCCAAATCCGTTCGTGAATTATATATTATGACAAGACCAAGACTGAGTGAAGCGACAGATTTTCTAGCAGTAATGGATTGTCTGTATGCTCTCAGAGCAATTGATATGTCAGATGAAGGCGAGGTGTTTTTGTGCTTATAGAGATGAGTTCTCCGGCATTTAAAATAGGAGATCAGGTACGCAAACCCATAAAATTCCATAAAGGCTTAAACGTCATATTGGGAAAAGCGGACGGAACAAACTCCATTGGAAAATCCTCTGCACTGCTTGCCATTGATTTTGTCTTCGGTGGCTCAAGCTATCTCACAAGTGATGGTGTTAAGCATCTGGGAGACCATACTATATTCTTTGCTTTTGAATTCAATGGTAAAAAGCAGAGATTTGCCCGTTCGACCAAAACACCGGATCTAATACACCTATGTGATGACAAAAATAACCTGACAGAAGAAACCTGGGAAAAGGCCGAGTTTTTAATGTGGCTTCAGGAAAATTATCAAGCTGATTTTCATGGCATCTCATTCCGTGAAGCGATTAGTGGTTTTTTTCGAATCTATGGTAAAGACAATCTGGATGAGAAAAAGCCCCTATACGGAATACAGGGCGACACCATGGAAAGATCAATTAAACGGGTTATTTGCCTTTTTGATCGTTACCAACAAATTGAGGTGCTGAATGCCAGGAAGGATGAGCAAAGGGAGCAACTTTCTGTATTTAGAAAAGCTCGAAATTATCAATTTGTACCGGCTCTGGTTGGCGGAAAAGAGCAATTTGAAAACAACCTGTCTCAAATAAATGAGCTCCGCATTCAATTGGAGAACCTGGAGAACGATCAGGTAGAGACAAATTCTCGTGATGATATTGAAAAAAGTCAGGCCAAGCGCCAACTGAAGCGAGAACAGATGGAGCTGGAAAATCAGCTCTCCGCATTTGAACGAAAAATGAAACTTTTGGATATGAGTCTTGAGTACGGTCTCTATCCGACTGAAGCTGATCTTAATGCATTACAAGAGTTTTTTCCGAAGGTTGATGTCAGAAAAATTTACGAGGTGGAAGGTTACCATCGCAAATTGGCGAGGATTCTGGACAATCAGTTCGAAGAAGAAAGACTAGAGGTTAGCCATCATATAGAGTTTCTGCGTGAGCAAATAAAACAGATTAAGGATCAGATTTTAGAGCTTGGCTTTTTCGGCGACCTTTCTCAAGAATTTCTCGACAGTTATTCAGATTTAAAGGGCAGGATCGATGCGCTTCAGCGACAGAATGATGCGTACCTGAAATTGACAGAACTGCAAGCTGCACAGAAAAAGGCTAACGATTTATTAAAGCAGGCAACGACAGTTATTCTTGCTGAAATAGAGGATGCCTTAAATGGCAAGATGAAAGAATATAATGATTCGCTCTTTGAAGATAGGCGAAGGGCTCCTACTCTGAAATTTAATGAATACAACAGCTATCGTTTTCAGACGCCACATGACACAGGCACCGGAACGAATTATAAAGGTCTGCTTCTATATGATCTGGCGGTGCTTGAGCTTACCGACCTTCCAGCCATTGCACACGACTCACTGCTTTTGAAAAACGTGGGCGACAGCTCCGTCGACGGCATCATGAAAATCTATGACCGCAGTGAAAAACAGATTTTTATAGCTTTTGATAAGCATCTTTCCTATACGGAGGACACTGCAAGAATCGTTGAAGCAAATACAGCTCTGGAGCTTTCAGATAATGGAGGTGAGTTATATGGAACCTCATGGAACAAGGGGTAATCACAATATGATGAAGACAAGCTATAAGAAGCTTTGGAAATTACTAATTGATATGGATATGACAAAGACAGATCTCAGAAAAGCTGCAGGAATAAGCTCATCTTCTCTTGCCAAGCTTGGCAAAGATGAAAACGTGACAACCGATGTTCTGATGAGAATTTGCAGTGCTTTGAATGTCGAACTTAATGATATTGTTGACACTATAAGAGAGGATGAGACCGATGAATAACCATACTTACAATAAAATAGTTAGTTTTATATGGGGAATTGCTGATGACTGCTTGCGCGATGTTTATGTGCGCGGAAAGTATAGAGACGTGATTCTCCCCATGACGGTGATCCGACGTTTGGATGCGGTACTTGAAGATTCCAAAGACGAAGTTCTTAAAATGAAAAAGCAGCTCGATGCAGCTAAGATTGACAACCAGTGGCCAGCACTTTGCAATGCTGCTGGGGAAGCCTTTTGCAATGCATCGCCCTTCCTTTTGAAAGACCTTACCAGTCGTGCCAAGGCGCAAACCTTAAAAGCTGACTTTATTGCCTATTTGGATGGCTTTTCTCCCAACGTCCAGCTCATCCTTGATAAATTTAAATTCCGCAACCAGATCGACACTATGGTCGATGCGGATATTTTAGGGTCTGTCATTGAGAAATTTACTTCCTCTGAAATCAACCTCAGCCCCAAACCCATATACCTGGACGAAGAAAAAACGATACTCAAGCATCCGGGATTGGACAACCATAACATGGGCACGATTTTCGAGGAGTTGATCAGAAAGTTCAACGAAGAAAATAATGAAGAAGCTGGCGAACACTGGACTCCCCGTGATGTCGTAGAACTCATGGCCGATATCATCTTTGTGCCGATTGCCGACAAAATAATGGACGCTTCTTATTCCTGCTATGACGGAGCCTGCGGGACAGGCGGAATGCTGACTGTTGCCCAGGACAGGCTACAAACTCTTGCCCAAAGGCGTGGCAAAGACGTATCCATCCACCTTTTTGGCCAGGAAATAAACCCTGAAACCTACGCCATCTGCACGGCTGATTTACTCCTCAAAGGGGATGGTGAAGAGGCGGGGCATATTATGTATGGGTCTACACTTTCTGATGATCAGCATGCCTCACGCTCTTTTGACTTTATGTTATCGAATCCACCCTATGGCAAAAGTTGGAAAACTGATGCTGAAAAAATGGGAGGCAAGAAAAATATCCTGGATACCCGCTTCAATGCTTATTTGGATGGTGGAGAGACAATATCTATGTTGCCAAGCGTTAGAGACGGACAATTGTTATTCCTTCTAAATAATGTAGCCAAGATGAAAGATAATACCCCCATAGGAAGCAGAATAGCTGAAGTTCATAACGGTTCTTCATTATTTACAGGAGATGCTGGCAGTGGTGAAAGCAATGCTAGGAGATACCTTTTCGAAAATGATTTGGTAGAAGCAATCATCGCTCTTCCAGAAGGTATGTTTTATAACACTCCCCTTGGCACGTTTATTTGGGTGTTAAGTAATAAAAAGGATGAGAAGCGGAAAGGAAAAGTCCAGCTTATTAATGCTACGGAAATGAAAGCAACGATGTGGAAAAACATGGGACGAAAAAATGCAGAACTAAATTCTGAAATCAGAAAAGAAATTCTTCGGATTTTTATGGACATGGAAGAGAGCGAAGTGAGTCATATCTATAAAAACAAAGAGTTTGGACACTGGCAAATAAGCATCGTATTCCCTCAACTTGACAAATTAGGAAATGTTGTATTGGATAAAAAGAAAAGAGTAAAGATCGATAAGTCAAAAACAGAGACCGAGCTTATTCCGTTTACTTATCCTGGTGGTATAGATGCTTATATGAAAACAGAAGTTTTGCCTTATACACCAGAAGCTATAGTAGATAGCGATAAGACAAAAGTGGGATACGGGCTAACCTTTACTAAATATTTTTTCAAGCCTTCTCCAATAAGAGATATAGATTCTATTCACAGCGATATTGAGGCGGTAAATAAACAACTGTCGGGGGTACTAAGTGAGGTATTGTTATGAGCACATATCGAAGATATGACTGTTATAAAACAGTAGATGTTGATTGGATAAAGAATATTCCTTCCCATTGGAATATAAAAAAAATAAATGACCTTTTTTCTGAAAGATCAGAAAAATGCTCAGATAAAGAATACATGCCACTTTCTGTGACCAAGTTTGGAATTACTAAGCAACTTGATACAGCAGTTAAGTCTAAAGACAGTGACAATAGAAAAAAAGTACTCACAGGTGATTTTGTTATTAATAGCAGATCAGACAGACGTGGCTCTAGCGGGTTTTCAATGTATGACGGATCAGTATCACTAATTAACATTGTTCTTTGCCCGAGGGAAAGCACATCTCTCTATTACCATTATTTGCTGAGAAGTCATAAGTTTGTTGAAGAGTTTTATCACCATGGTCGTGGAATTGTGGCTGACCTTTGGACGACAAGATATAGCGAAATGAAGAATATCTACGTGCCTGTTCCCCCGTTAGAAGAGCAAAATCATATTTACGATTTCTTAAGATGGAAAACATCTGTATTTAATGGGCTTATTCCCGAAAAAGCTATTACAAAAGGCAATGTAATTGCATCTAGTAAATCTCTTCTCGCTCGGCAGATGATGCTATTAGATGAATATAGGACGAGTTTATTTTCATCTACCGTCATGGGCGAAATCGATGTAAGAGCTATAGAAATTCCTGAATATGAATTTGTTGAAGATGAATTAGCTGATGAGTTTTACGCAAAAAGCGAGGATGATGATTTTATTTTTCAGGAGGATTGAGTATGGCTTTTACCAATACCAAAGAAAGCGGATTGGAATCCTTAATCGTAAAATATCTGGTTGAATCCAATGGTTATGAGGAAGGGGCAAATGCTGACTTTAATAAAACGTATGCAGTTGATGAGACTCGTCTCTTTCGCTTCCTCGAAGACACTCAGCCGGAAGAGATGGAAAAACTAGGTGTCTTCAAATCGGATACAAAGAAGCGACAATTTCTTAATCGCCTGTCCGGAGAGATTGCCAAGCGTGGCATTATTGATGTGCTACGCAAGGGCGTCAAGGTATATCCTGCTGACCTAATCATGTTTTACCTGACGCCAACTGAAAATAATCTGCAAGCAAAGCTCATGTGGGAGAAAAATATCTTCAGCGTGACGAGGCAGCTTCGTTATTCGCAGGATGCGACAAAGCTTGCTCTTGACCTTTGTTTGTTCATCAATGGTCTTCCGGTCATCACCATGGAGCTAAAAAATCAACTGACCAAGCAAAAAACGGAAGATGCTGTGCGCCAGTATAAAGAAGATCGAGATCCGCGTGATCTAATCTTTCATTTTAAACGCTGTATCGTCCACTTTGCTGTGGATGATGCCACGATTCAGTTTTGCACAAAACTCGCAGGAAAAGACAGCTGGTTTTTACCCTTCAATAAAGGTTATAACGATGGTGCAGGAAACCCGCCCAATCCGGATGGTTTGATGACGGACTATCTGTGGAAGAATATTCTGACCAAAAGGAAGCTATCCCGCATTATTGAGAATTATGCCCAGGTCACTGAAGAAGTGGATCCTGATACCAAGAAGAAGACCATCAAACAAATCTGGCCGCGTTACCATCAGTTAGATTGCGTAGAAAAGCTTTTAGCGGATGTCAAGCTAAGTGGCGTCGGGAAACGATATCTCATCCAACACAGCGCCGGCAGTGGGAAATCCAATTCTATCGCCTGGCTGGCTCACCAGCTCATAGGACTGGAAGAGGGTGGTCGTCCTATGATTGATTCTGTGCTGGTTGTGACTGACAGGCGGATTTTGGATAAGCAAATCAGAGATACAATCAAACAATTTATGCAGGTCAAGAATACTGTTGCGTGGGCAGAGTATTCTCGTGATTTGCGCCAGGCCATTCAAGATGGCAAACGAATCATCGTGACCACGATCGAAAAATTTCCCTATATTGTTTCTGAGCTGGGTCAGGCGCACAAAGACAATCAATTTGCCATCATCATTGACGAAGCACACTCAGGTCAAAGTGGCCGAAATTCCGCCCAGATGAACCTGGCACTTTCTGGTCAGGCTGCAATGGATGAGCTGGACAATGAAGACAAAATCAATGCCATGATGGAAGGCCGTAAGCTCGTCCCCAATGCCAGCTACTTTGCTTTCACGGCAACGCCTAAAAATAAAACTGAGGAAATGTTTGGCACCATGTATGAGGTCGACGGGGAAATAAAACACCGTCCTTTCCACGTTTACACGATGAAGCAGGCTATCCAGGAGGGTTTCATTCTCGATGTGTTAAAGAATTACACAACCATAGATTCCTGGTACAAAATCATGAAAACGGTTGAAGATGATCCCATGTTTGACAAGAAGCGGGCACAAAAGAAACTACGTAGCTTTGTCGAGGGTAACTCAGATGTCATTGCCAAAAAAGCGGCTATGATAGTCGAGCACTTTCATGAACAGATTATAGCCAAGAGGAAAATAAACGGTCAGGCAAGAGCGATGGTGGTAACGGCAGGCATAGGGCGCTGTGTTGAGTATTACTATGCCATCAACAAATGTCTCGCAGAACGACGCAGCCCTTATAAAACCATTATTGCCTTTTCCGGTGAACACAAGTACAAGGGGCTGGAACCTGCCCTTGCATCTGCGGCGCTCAATGGCTTTCCGGATGCAAAAATACCTAAGGAATTCAAAAAAGACCCCTTTCGCATACTTATTGTAGCTGACATGTTTCAAACCGGATTTGACGAACCCCTGCTGCAGACGATGTATGTGGATAAACCCCTTTATGACATCGCAGCGGTTCAGACACTCTCGCGGCTCAACAGATCTTATCCTGGCAAACATGATGTTTATGTTCTTGATTTTGCTAATAAAACTTCTGTCATTGAGGCTGCATTTTCCAAATTTTACAGGACAACCATTTTGTCCGGAGAAACTGACCCAAACAAGCTATATGACCTTATTTCCTTGATGGAAAGTTATCAGGTTTATGACAACGATCATGTTGAAACACTGGTTGAGCTGTTTCTGAACGGGGCGGAGCGCGACAGGCTTGATCCCATTCTCGATGCCTGTACGGCTGTCTATAAGCAGCTGGAAGTAGATGATCAAATCAAGTTCAAAAGTGCGGCCAAGTCTTTCGTTCGCACGTATGGTTTTCTGGGTTCGATTTTGCCCTACGGAAATATCGACTGGGAGAGGCTCTCCATCTTTCTAAATTTACTCATTCCCAAGCTGCCATCTCCAGGCACAGATGATCTATCTGAAGGTATCCTTTCTACGGTTGATCTGGGCAGCTATCGAAACGAAGCAAGAGAAGCAATTTCCATAAAGCTTGAAGATGAGGACGCCGAAATACCACCCGTTCCCGCAGGCAAAGTAGGCTTCATTGTTGAGCCTGAAATGGATCTACTTTCTAAGATCATCCTGGATTTTAATGATATGTTTGGGAACATCAACTGGAAAGATGCGGATAATGTACAGCGTCAAATTCTTGAAATTCCTGCCATGGTATCTAAGAACAAGCAATATCAGAACGCTATGAAAAATTCCGACGAGCAGGAGGCACGTACTGAAAGTGAACGCGCCCTGCAGCAGGTAATTTTTTCCATCATGTCCGACAATATGGAGCTGTTTAAGCAATTTCAGGATAATCCTTCCTTCAAAAAATGGCTCTCTGATTTGGTTTTCAATTTGACCTATAACACGGAGGGGAAGCCATACGTCAATCAAGATGATTTGTCGAGTAGTGACCAGAGCTTAAATCGTGAATATCCGAAAATTAAATCGGAAGATTTGAAATATCTTTCGGTTGCTGAAGGTAAGGCACCATTTACAGATGAAACCTAACATGTGATTTTGGAGGTGGCTCTAAGCATGAAAAGAGGTAAAAACATCAATTTATTCCTGATGGACGGAGACGCTTCCGGTCGCATCAAATGCACGTTGGCCAACTGGACCGGTATCGCCTATAAAATTCCACGCACCATGCTGGATAAGGCACGGGAGATCACTTATCTTGACCAGACAGGTGTCTACTTTCTTTTCGGCACTTCCGATGATAGCGGAGACCCTGTTGTCTATATCGGCCAGGCAGGTATTCGCAAGAACGGGCGGGGCATCCTCTGTCGTCTGGATGAGCATCGCCGTGACAGCAAGATGGATTATTGGACGGAGGCCGTTGCCTTCACAACTTCTAATAATTCATTCGGCCCAACGGAAATCAGTTATTTAGAAAATCGTTTTTGTAACATGGCGATTGATGCGAAACGCTATTCAGTCAAAAATGGCAATGACCCAAGCCCCGGCAACACCACTGAAGAAAAAGAGAGTGAGCTGGAGGAGTTTATCTCCTACGCAAAACTAGTCATGGGAGCCCTAGGCTACAAGGTTTTTGAGCCCATAGTGGCCAGCAAGCCTACAGTGATTGAGATTAGTCCCATTGACGATGAACCTAACTTGTATTTCAAGACCACGAAGGCCGAAGCCACAGGGAAACGAACACCGGAGGGATTTGTCGTTTTAGCCGGAAGCAAGATTTCTCTTTCTATGACGAAAAGCTGTCCTGACAATGTCATCAACTATCGTGAGAAATATGCAGGGAAAATTGATGATCAAGGATTTTTAATGGCTGATTTGCTGTTTACCAGCCCTTCTGCTGCCGCGGGTTTCGTTGGTGGGTCATCTTTAAGCGGAAACGTCATGTGGAAAGATGAATCCGGGAAAACCCTAAAAGATATTGAAGCCACCGAGTAAAAACACTATCTAAAAAAGTTTGCCCAAAACTGAATGACTTGTCCAAGGGGATATTGAGAGGAAACTTTCAATATCCTTTTTTGATGGCTCCTCTAAATAATCCGAAAGGAGCTTTTTTACATGAAACAGATGATTTTTGTCTGCTCGCCTTACCGGGGCGAGATCGAGACAAACACAGAACGGGCGAGACGGTATTGCCGCCACGTCGTGGACAAGGGATTCATCCCCATCGCACCGCATCTTCTATTCCCTCAGTTCCTGGATGACAACGAGTCGGAGGAGCGGAAGCAGGCTCTTGAGATGAACTTTGGAATCTTACAGAGGTGCAGTGAACTCTGGGTCTTCGGACGGGAAATCACCATCGGCATGTGGCAGGAAATCAAGAAGGCGCAGGAGCTCGACATTCCTGTTCGCTACATCGGCACGGAGGAGGTTTGAGTATGAGAGATTTGCCAATTGCCTATGGCAGCAGCTGCTACGCCAAGAAATGGTCCAATAAGACCATCACCTTTGATGAATTAAAGGAGCGGCTCAAGGTCACCATCCGTACACCTGAGTCCGCTGAAGAATACAAACGCATGACGAAAGCTGAGCGGCAGACGGCCAAAGATCACGGCGGTTTTGTTGCCGGGGTTCTGGTCGGAGGACGAAGGCTCTCCAATACTGTGGCTTCCCGCTCCATGATTGCGCTTGACGGTGATTATATTGAGCCGGAGTTTCTTGAGAACTTTGAGTCGCTAACACCTTATGCGTCCTGCTTTTATACGACTCACAGCCATACGCCGGAAGCCCCGAGAATCAGGATTATCTTCCCGCTTACAAGGGATGTGACGGCGGAAGAATTTGTCGCTGTGGCACGCTTTCTTGCGGACATGCTTGGCATCGATTATTTTGATTCCTGCTCCTATCTTTCCAACCAGCTCATGTACTGGCCAAGCACGCCTTCCAACGGTGAGTATGTTTTCAAAGAAGCCGATAAAGACTGGCTTGATCCTGACAATATCCTTGCAAAACACCCGGGCTGGAAAGATCCTGCACAGCTGCCTACTTCCTCAAGGGAGAGCAGGGCCAATTCAACGGAAGTAAAAAAGGTACAGGACCCGCTCACAAAAACAGGTGTGGTCGGTCTTTTCAACCGCACCTATTTTCCCATCAGCGCGGCAATGGAGGAGCTGCTGCCGGAGATCTATGAAGCAACGGACAATCCCAACCGCTACCACCTGATTGGCTCGGACAGCCTGCCCGGTGTCGAGATCAAAGAGGACGGCAAGTTTGTCTACAGCCATCACGCAAAAGATATCGCCTATCTGAAACTCTGCAATGCTTTTGATTTGGTACGCCTGCATAAGTTCGGTGACGACAAGAAAAGCTTCAATCAGATGTGCGAATTTGCCATGTCGCTCGACAAGGTGAAGCTCCGTGGCATGGAAGAAAAGCGAAAGCAGGCCGGAGAGGATTTTGGCAGAGAGAATGCAGACTGGCAAAAAGATCTCCAGTACATGTCCAGAAGCACAGTCCTGCAAAACAGCGTCTGGAACGAAATGCTGATCTTAAACAATGACCCCGACTTTGCCGGTTTTGCCTACAACGAGATGGCGCATCGGGTTCAGGTCACAGGTGAGATTCCCTGGGATCGGCCGCTGGATAACAAGTTCTGGCGGGATGCCGACACAGCCCAGCTCAAAGCCCTGCTGGACGTTCGCTATGTCCCTTTTTCCGACCGCAATCATAACGTCAGTTTTACCAAGGTGGCCGATGACAGGCGCTTTCATCCTGTCAGAGACTATCTGGATTCCCTTCCTCTCTGGGATAAAAAGGTACGGGCGGAAACGCTCTTTATTAAATACCTGAAGGCGGACGACACGACGTATGTCCGTACGGTATCGAGGAAGACCTTAGCTGCGGCGGTTGCCCGCATCTATGAGCCGGGCGTTAAGTTTGACAGCATGACGGTCATCGATGGGGCACAGGGCATCGGCAAGGGCACCATGTGGCGGTCGCTTGCAGGAGACGATTATTTCTCGGATTCCCTTTCACTTACCGACATGAGCGATAAATCCGCCGCAGAGAAACTGCAGGGCTTTTGGATTATCGAGATCAGCGAACTTGCCGGAATGAAAAAGGCGGACATCGAAAAGGTCAAATCCTTTCTATCCACAGCGGACGACAAGTACCGCCCCAGCTATGGCAAGGTCGTGGAAAGCCATCCCAGGCAGTGCATCATCGTTGCTACGGTCAACGGCGAGCGGGGCTATTTGCGTGACATCACAGGCAACCGTCGATTTTGGATTATTAAGTGCCATCAGACGGAACAGCGTGTGGACTGGACGATTACACCCGAGGAGCGGGACCAGATCTGGGCGGAGGCCAAGTACTACTACGAACAAGGAGAGAAACTCTTTCTGGAAGGCGACCTCCTGCGGGAGGCGGAAGATGCCCAGAAGAGTGCGATGGAAGCGGACGAGCGCCAAGGGCTGGTTGAGGAGTATCTTTCCCGGCTCTTGCCGGACAACTGGGCGGATATGGATGTCTACGACAGACGCAACTATCTCGAAGGCGATATCACATCTTGCAAAGGTTCAATTAGGCGCACCGAGGTCAGCAATGCCGAGATCTGGTGTGAGTGCTTTGGCAGAAACCTTGCCGACTTAAAGCCGGTTGATTCCTATGCCATCGCCGCCCTGATGGTCCAAGTCGATGGCTGGGAGCGCACCGGAAAACTCAGGACACTTCCCATATACGGGCGCCAGCGGGTCTACGTCAGAACTGAACAAGTCACAAGCTGAACAACTTCTCTAGTTAATTATTTGAGAGAAAACACTAGAGAAAGAGTAAATGGCACAGACGTACACGCGCGTAGTAAATATAGGAAATTCCTGTTCAGCTTGTACGCCTGTTCATCTGAAGGGAGAAAAATATGAGAGAAAAAATCATTGAACAGAAATTAGTGCGGGAAGTCTCGAATCGGGACGGGCTTTGCTGGAAGTTCATATCTCCCGGAACGGCGGGAGTGCCCGACAGACTGCTGCTTCTGCCTGGCGGCAAGGCGGGCTTCATCGAAGTCAAAGCCCCCGGCAAAGAGCCGACGGCACAGCAACTTTATCGACATGAACAATTAAGGGACTTAGGCTTTCAGGTCTTTGTCCTGGATGACCCGGATGCGATTGGAGGGATATTAGATGCAATACAAGGCACATGATTATCAGAAGTATGCCAAGCAGAAAATTATCGAGCAAAAGGCCTGCGGTCTCTTCTTAGAGCCGGGCCTTGGCAAGACCGTGATTACCCTCTCCGCCATCTGGGACTTGATGTTTGACTACTTTGACATCAGCAAGGTGCTGGTGATTGCACCGCTTCGAGTCGCTGAAAACACCTGGACGGAGGAACTGGAAAAATGGGATCACCTGACGTATCTCAGAATCTCCAAAGTTCTCGGCACGGAAGCACAGAGGATTGAAGCGTTAAGGAAATCTGCCGATATCTATGTCATTAACCGGGAGAATGTCGCCTGGCTTGCTGAACTTAGCGAGTGGGACTTTGACATGCTGGTCATCGATGAGCTTTCGAGCTTTAAGAATGCCTCAAGCAAACGTTTCAAGGCGCTTCGCAGAAAGCGTCCCGGCATTGACCGGGTGGTGGGACTGACAGGCACACCGTCCACGAACGGGTTGATGGATCTCTGGTCGGAGATTTATCTTTTGGATCAGGGCAAGCGGCTGGGCAAGACACTCAGCACCTATCGGGCAGATTTCTTTGTGCCCGACCGTATGAACGGCTGGATCGTTTATTCCTACAGGCCAAAACCGCATGCAGAGGAGTGGATCTATAGCCGGTTATCAGATCTTTGTGTCTCCATGAAAAGTCAAGACTTTCTCAACATGCCAGAACGCCTGGAGCGGGATGTCACAGTCAAGCTCCCTCCTGCCGCTAAGGAAAAATACAAAGAGCTTGAGCGGGAGATGGTGGCGAAACTGGAAGGCAAAACTGTGGATGCGGTCAATGCAGCCGTACTGACCAATAAACTCCTGCAGATGGCATCGGGTGCGGTCTATGACGAAAACAAGGCGGTGGCAGAGCTTCATTCAGCCAAGCTTGATGCCCTGGAAGACCTGATTGAAGCCGCCAACGGCAAGCCCGTCCTTATCTATTTCAACTACCGCCATGACAAAGAGCGAATTCAAAAACGCTTCAAGGAAGCACAGGAAATCAAAACACCGGAGGACTTTCAAGCCTGGAACCGTGGCGAGATCCCTGTGGCGATAGCGCACCCCGCTTCGATGGGGCATGGCTTAAACCTCCAACACGGCGGTTCGACCGTGATCTGGTTTTCCCTGCCTTGGTCTTTGGAGCTTTATCAACAGGCTAATGCCAGACTCTGGCGGCAGGGACAAAAGGACACAGTGGTCATCTTCCGCCTGATCGCCGAGAGCACGATTGACCGGGATGTTGTTCGGGCTTTGGCGAAAAAAGACCTGACCCAGGAAAACCTGATGCAGGCAGTGAAAGCGAGGGTCGGCGATGGCACATGTTGAGCGTATTCGGCAGATGCTGAAAAACTATCCCGAGAACCTCTCTGAGATGAAACGGCTGGAGCAGGAAATGGTGGACTTTGTTCCCATCACCTCGGATGAAGTTTTGGAGATGCTTAACTTCCCCGGCAAGAGCGATGATCAAGTCAGGATCAAAAAACAGCGGTCTTTGAATCGACTCTTTTACATCGCCACATCCTATAAGCGGCTCACCTGGCTGATGAATCACGTATCGGAAAAAGAAATGGCCAAGGCCTATGCCAAGGTTGCCCGTGAGGTGGACTTTGTGCAATACGGCATCCGGGCTTTGCCAAGATACTACCGAAATCTTTTGACCTTTGAGATTTTGGAAGGCCACCGCTGGGGTGAGGTCTGCCAGAAGTTTCATATCAGCGGGTCGGAGCTTAACCGCAAGAAGGCCAGAGCCGTTGAACTTATGGCCAAGACCTTTGCCGACCAGCATCAATACTTCGGATTTTATGAGGAGGAATTTGACGATGACAATACAGGAACGATTTGAATCTTATGAAAAGTACAGGTGCGAATTGGAAGCGGACATCTGCGTTCTGGGAGGAATGCTTGAGCTTTCTATCCCGGAACCTGACGGCAGCCTGAATGAGCTGGGACAGGTCTTAAAGCAGATCCAGAGCTCCCTGGATTTCGTCTGTGACGAGCGGATCGAAAACCGTATGGAGCATGCCAGAATGCGGCTGAGGGAACTGCAGATGTTGGACTACGCCATCAGGAGCAGACCACAGCGTCAACGGGAGATCCTTCACGGCTTATATGTCAGGCGGCTTTCCTGGCAGGAATTAGAACAAGAGCTTCACGTCAGTCAGATGACGATTTCCAGAGACCGGAACGAAGCATTCAGAGCCTTGCAGAATAATTTTGACGACTGGTAATGAATGTTAGAAAGCTGGTAATGCTTGTGAGTGCTTTGCAACTAAGAAGCCTGTTATTCTTATACTGACGAAAAACTATAGAGACCTGCGGCATCTATGCTCCGGGTCTTTTTTTATGCCCGGAGGTGGACGATGCCCAGAAAACCCAAGCGGCCCTGTTCCTTCCCCGGCTGTCCCGAGCTGGTAGAGGGCAGGTACTGCGAGAAACATCAGCGTGAAGTTGACCGCCACTACAACCGCCACCAGCGTGACCCTGACACTGCAAAACGCTACGGCAGACGCTGGCGGAAGATCAGAAAGGCTTTTCTTATTGCACACCCGCTCTGCGAGGAGTGTAAGAAGCAAGGTAAGTTTACCCCTGCTGAGGAAGTCCATCACATCACACCGCTTTCTGAAGGCGGAACACACGACTACGAGAACCTGATGGCACTTTGCAAATCTTGTCACTCTCGGATTACTGCCAAAGAAGGCGGACGCTGGGGCTGACCCCCTAGGGGGATCTCAATCTCCACAGCGCTTTAAGCGATCAACGGGCGGTGGGCCACGCGCGGAAAAACTTCAATTCAAACAGGGGATTAACCCCAGAAAGCCGGAAAGGAGGTGCTTTCGTGGCAAAAGACGGAACCTACCGTGGCGGCAGACGAGTCAAAGCTGGCAGTAAGCCGGACGCCCTTGCCGATAAAATCGCCGCAGGAAAAGAAGCAAAAATACTTGAAACTTATGATTTTGATCCGGAAGCACTCTTTGCTCCCGATGAGCCGAATGATGTGTCCGATCTTTTTGGCGAAGAGATGCCAAGTCCTTCGGATTACCTGTCTGCGAGACAAAAGGATGGCAAACCGCTCGGCGCTGATGAAATTTATGCCGAGACATGGAAATGGCTGAAGGACCGACGCTGTGAAAAGCTCGTGAACCCGAGGCTTCTGGAATCATACTCGCAGGCTTTTGCCCGCTATATCCAGTGTGAACAGGCGATCAGTATCTACGGTCTATTAGGCAAACACCCGACCACGGGCGGCGCAATTGCAAGCCCCTTTGTCTCCATGAGCCAGTCTTTTCAAAAACAGGCCAACCTCATCTGGTACGAGATTTTCGACATCGTGAAACAAAACACGGCGACAGCTTTTATTGGCAGTCCGCAGGACGACATGATGGAGCGCCTTCTTCGGGCAGAGGAAGGCGAGCGATGACACACATTTTTTGTGAGGAGGAATGCAAATGAAATACTATAAAGCCGCCGAATCCGTGACCAAGGGCCATCCGGACAAACTCTGCGATTATATCGCCGACCGAATATTAGATAGATACCTGAGAGATGATAAGAATGCCCGTGTTGCCGTGGAAGTGATGGCGACCAAGGGTCTCATTCTGATTGCGGGCGAAGTGACGAGCACCGCAAAGGTGAATGTGAAACAGATCGCACGCTTTGCTCTGTCGGATATTGGCTACGACCCTTTCCGTTTTCGGATTAAGATCAAAATCCATAAGCAAAGTCCTGACATTGCACAAGGTGTCAATCAGGGTGACCTTATCGGTGCTGGCGATCAGGGTATTGTTTACGGCTATGCGACGGATGAAACGCCGGAGTACCTGCCGCTTGCTCAGGTGCTGGCACGAAAGCTCACTCGAAAGCTTGAGGAAGTCAGAGAAGAAGGCATTGTCAAAGGTCTTAAGCCCGACGGCAAGTGCCTGGTTGTTCTGGAGTATGAAGACGGCGGAGCCAGCCGTGTGCAGTCGGTGGTGCTCTCCACCCAGCATGATGAAAAGCTTAACGTGAAAGAACTCAGACAAGCTATTTTGGCGGAAGTGGTCCGCCCTGTGCTTGACAGAAGATTGCCCTATTTGGAAGAAGATATCTACATCAATCCGACCGGACGCTTCGTCCTCGGAGGGCCAGAAGCGGATACGGGGCTGACGGGCAGAAAGCTGGCTGTTGATACTTATGCCGGCCTTGCCCGCCATGGTGGCGGAGCCTTTTCGGGCAAAGACCCGACCAAGGTGGACCGCTCGGCGGCCTACATGGCAAGGCTCATCGCCAGAAGCATCATCTCTGCCGGCTTTGCCAAAGAATGCGAAGTCTCCATCGCTTATGCCATAGGAAAGCCCGATCCTCTGTTTTGGGACATCGACTGCTTCGGTACGGAAACCCGTGATCTTGAGGAAATCAAGGAACGCTGTGAGACGCTTTTCCCTTTGTCTGTCCTGCCCATGATTCAGTATCTGCGGCTTCGCCGGGGTGGCTATGCAGACCTTGCGATTAAAGGGCACTTTGGCAATACTTTTGAACCCTGGGAGAACAGTCTTGCAGGGCTGCTTTTAAGAAAAGGGGGCGGACTCCATGCAGATGACGAGTAAATTTGAGAAAGTCCCCATTGATAAGCTTGTGCCCTATGCGAGAAACGCCAGAACCCATTCCAAAGAACAAATCATGCAGCTTCGGTCTTCCATCCGTGAATTTGGCTTTCTGAACCCCTGTCTGATTGACAAGGACTATAACGTCATCGCAGGCCACGGAAGAATCTTAGCTGCTAAAGATGAAGGTTTGACAGAACTTCCCTGTGTGTTCGTAGAGCATCTTACGGATGCGCAAAAGCGTGCCTATATCATTGCCGATAACCGTCTCGCTATGAATGCGGGCTGGGATGAGGAGATGCTTTCTGTTGAACTATCCGATCTGGAAGGTGCTGATTTTGATCTTGATCTTCTGGGTTTTACGGACAGTGAACTCAAAAAGCTTTTAGGTGGCCTAGAAACCGAGGAGGATGATTTTGACCTCACTGCTGCTCTTGAAGAAGCAAGCTTTGTACAGCCCGGTGACCTTTGGACAGTAGGCCGCCACCGCCTGATTTGCGGTGATGCGACGAAGCCCGAGGACGTAGAAAAGCTTATGGATGGCAAGAAGGCAAATCTTATTCTGACCGACCCTCCCTATGCGGTTAGCTATAAGAGCGCATCGGGGCTTTCCATTCAGAATGACAATTTAAAGCCTGAGGAGTTTTATAACTTTCTGCTCTCGTCCTTCAAAAACATGGTCAACGCCTGTGAACCCGGTGCATCCGCCTATGTATTTCATGCAGATACAGAAGGGCTTGCCTTTAGAAAGGCTTTTGAAGAAGCGGGATTTCATTTATCCGGTGTCTGTATCTGGGCAAAGGACTCGCTTGTTTTAGGGCGTTCACCTTATCAGTGGTCGCATGAACCGATTCTTTTCGGCTGGACAAAAAAGGGAAAACATCGCTGGTATGCTGGGCGTGCAGAAACTACGGTCTGGCATTTTGACAAACCGAAGCGGAATGAGAATCATCCCACTTCCAAGCCGATTGACCTCTTGTCCTATCCCATTCAAAACTCAAGTCAGACGAACGCCATCGTGCTGGATTTATTTGGCGGGAGCGGTTCAACCCTCATCGCCTGTGAGCAGACCGACCGCATCTGTTATATGGCAGAGCTGGACGACAAATATGCATCCGTCATTTTAAGGCGTTATGTGGAATATAAAAACGGCGTTTCCGATGACGTTTTTGTCCTACGTGACGGCAGGAAAATCGCCTATGACAAGCTTGTCAAAACCGTCACATAAGGGACAAATTTCAGGCTGTATATTTGTCGGTAAAGTAGGCCAAAATACCTGATAAATAAGGCTTTTAGGCCTTGGCTTTCCTCCCTTTCCGAGCGAACATGTACATACAAAAACAAGGAGGAAAAGACCATGACAAACAAAGAACTAAAACGACAAAGCTTTCTGGAAGCGACCAGAAAGCGTAAGGCAAAACAAAATGCCTTTTACCTGAGGTTTCCGGAAAGTAAGCTCTATGACGAAGGCAAAATCGGCTGGAACGAGTACCTGAAGCTCGCCAAAGAGACCAAGGAAAAAGAGCGGGCACACTACCGGGGAAACGCCAACTACGACCTCTACGATGACGGCCTGATTACCTGGGACGAGTTCCAAGACTTGGAAAGAGGGAGGTAAACGAGATGACCAAGTTTTCGATCAAAGAGAGATCACGAAAAGAACTGGCCGAGACTCTGGCTGACCTTCTCGAAACAAAAGCGAAATACCAGGGCGTTCCGACCTGCGCCTACCAAATCGGCGAGACAACGGTAGAGCGTGACGGCACGGTCTTCTGGGATAAAGCGCTCAGCGAAAACCAAATCCTCGAGCTGACCGAGAAACTGGAAACGGCTGGTTTTTCCCAGGCGGACAGCTTTACCATCAGCTTTCCGGACGACAATATTTCCACGGAGACGCTTGAGAAGCTGTATCTAATCCTTCGCTCCAAGGGCAGCCTCATCAAAAAGGCACTGGGTGCCGACCGCATCCTCGTGACGCATGACATCGGGGTAGTCAACTTTCCCTGGTTTGACAGGCTCCTCACAGCCGATGAAGCGAGAATCTACACGGAGTTTATCAGCCTGCTCGTTGCCAGCGCCGGAGCACAGATGAGAGTCCTTGAGAAAGAAACCAAAACGGACAATGAGAAGTATACCTTCCGCTGTTTTCTCCTGCGCCTTGGCTACATTGGCGACGAGTTCAAGGAAGCAAGAAAGCTGCTCCTGAAAAACCTCGAAGGTTCCTCTGCTTTCCGAAACCCGAAGGAGGCAAAGTGATGAGAGAAATTAGCCAAGCAAGGCTTGAAGCCTTAAGAAAAGAATATCCTGCAGGATGCCGCATTGAACTTCTTAAAATGGATGACCCCTTCGCTCCACCCATCGGCACAAAAGGCACGGTGATCGGTATTGATGGCATCGGTTCGATCATGGTCCGCTGGGATAATGGGTCAAGCCTGAACGTTGCCTATGGTGAAGACCAGGTACGGAGGATCAGCCATGAATGAGACCATCAGAAAGCAAATCCTCGCTATACGGGATACGGGGCTGACCAATATGTTTGACGTGAATACCGTCCAGCGGCTGGCCTTTGAGCGGGACTACTTTGAACTGGTCTGCTTTCTGGAGGACGATCCCAAAGCCTATGTCCGCTTCATTTTGACGGGAAAGACGGAGGATTAGGCCATGTGGAAAGAAGGAACTATCGGCATACCGAAAGAAGACGGCGGCTACACCGCCTGCAAATATTGGCTCAAGCATTTTGATAAGCCCAGCGTGTACGGGATGGACAGAGGCAGGATTTCCAAACTCATGCTTAAAATTGACGGCGAGGTTGTCTGCAATTTTGACCGGGGCTGGGATATCAGGCCGAGTTCAGAGGATGCAGAAAAGGCGCTCGTTATCCTGCTTCACGAATACAACTAAACCGAAAATCAATTAGAAGCATCAGCCCTGCGGGGCTTTTGCTCATCGTGCGGCCTTTTAGGGTCGTTTTTTTATGGAAGGAGGAAGCGTGAGACAACTTAAAGACTATAAACCGACCCGCTTCATGCTGCCGACTTCCCGCTATGACAAAGCTTCGGCAGACCGGGCGGTCACTTTTATCAGCCTGCTGAAACATACCAAGGGCGAATGGGCGGGCAAGCCCTTTCACCTGATCGACTGGCAGGAACAGATTGTGCGGGACATCTTCGGTATTCTAAAACCGAACGGCTACCGCCAGTTCAACACCGCCTATATCGAGATACCGAAGAAACAAGGCAAGTCCGAGCTTGCAGCGGCGATTGCCCTGTATCTCACCTGCGGGGACTTTGAAAAGAGCGGCGAGATTTACGGCTGTGCCGCTGACCGCCAGCAGGCTTCCATCGTCTTTGACGTGGCCGTCCAGATGGTGGAGCAAAACCCGGCATTAAAGGCCAGGATTAAACCTCGGCTTTCTCAGAAAAGGCTCATTTATAAACCACTTCACAGTTTCTATCAGGTCTTGTCCTCGGAAGCGTACTCAAAACATGGCCTGAATGTTCACGGCGTGGTCTTCGATGAGCTTCACGCTCAGCCGAACCGCAAACTCTACGATGTGATGACCAAGGGTTCAGGTGATGCGAGAAAACAGCCTTTGTTCTTTCTTATCACGACTGCTGGAACAGACCGACACTCTATTTGCTGGGAGGTACATCAAAAAGCGGATGACATCCTGCACGGCAGAAAGCGTGACCCGAGTTTTTATCCTGTGATTTATGGCGCAGGAGACGATGAGGACTGGACAGATCCCGAGGTATGGAAGAAAGCAAACCCCTCGCTTGGCATCACGGTCGATATTGAAAAACTCCACATCGCCTGTGAATCGGCCAAGCAGAACCCTGCTGAAGAAAACACCTTCCGGCAGCTCAGGCTCAATCAGTGGGTCAAACAGTCGGTGCGCTGGATGCCAATGGAAGCCTGGGATAAATGCTCCCTTTCCGTTGATCTGGAAGCCCTGAAAGGTCGTATCTGCTACGGCGGTCTTGACCTTTCCAGCACCACCGACCTTACAGCTTTTGTGCTGGTCTTTCCGCCTGATACCGAGGACGGCTCGTTCGATGTGCTGCCCTTTTTCTGGATGCCAGAGGACAATATCCCACTTCGGGTAAACCGGGACCATGTGCCTTATGACATTTGGGCGAAGGAAGGACAAATACTCACAACGGAGGGAAACGTCGTCCACTACGGTTTTATCGAAAGCTTTATCGAGGAGCTGGGGAAAACATACAACATCAAGGAAATTGCCTTTGACCGTTGGGGTGCTGTGCAGATGAGTCAGAACTTAGATGACCTCGGCTTCACGGTCGTTCCCTTCGGTCAAGGCTACAAGGATATGAGTCCGCCTTCCAAGGAGCTGATGAAGCTGGTGCTGGAAGGAAAAATCCGCCACGGCGGACATCCGGTATTGCGCTGGTGTGCCGACAATATTTTTATCCGCACCGATCCTGCCGGAAACATTAAGCCTGACAAGGAAAAATCTACCGAACGCATCGACGGTGCAGTGGCGCTCGTCATGGCACTTGACCGGGCGATTCGTAATCAGGCAGGAGACAGGGAAACTTCTGTCTATGACGAGCGCGGGCTTTTACTCTTTTAGAAAGTTGAGGTGATGCCTTCTGGGAATCTTTAAAAATCTATTCAGGAGCCGGGACAAACCGGAGCTTACGAAACCGAGCACGCCTCGGTTTTTCTTTGCCCCGACATCAAGCGGCAAGCAGGTAACGGAAAAGACGGCCATGCAGTCAGCAGCGGTGTATGCCTGTGTGCGTGTTATCGCCGAGACGATTGCCAGTCTCCCTTTGCACCTCTACCGCTATGTGGATGAGGGCAAGAAGCGTGATCCGAGCCACCCGCTCTATGCGCTCTTGCATAATGCGCCGAACCCCGAGATGACAAGCTTCATCTTTCGGGAAACTCTTATGACGCATCTGCTTTTGTGGGGGAACGCTTATGCCCAGATTTTAAGAAATGGGCACGGTGAGATTGTAGGGCTTTATCCGCTTCTGCCGGACAGAATGCAGGTATCAAGGGACGAGGACAAAAACCTCATCTACCTTTATCAAAGCGGCATGAAGCAGATTGCCTTCCGTCAGGAGGAGATTCTCCATATACCCGGGCTTGGCTTTGACGGCCTTGTCGGTTATTCACCGATTGCGATGGCCAGAAATGCCATCGGCATGGCCATGGCCACCGAGGAATTTGGCTCATCTTTCTTTTTAAACGGTGCAGCACCGGGCGGCATTTTGGAACATCCCGGTACTTTAAAAGATCCTTCCAAGGTCAGAGAAAGCTGGGAGGAGCTTTTCAAGGGTTCCGGCAACGCCAACCGGGTCGCTGTTTTGGAAGAAGGCATGACCTATAAGCAGATCGGCATACCGCCGAATGAAGCCCAGTTCTTGGAGACGAGAAAGTATCAGACGGAAGAAATCTGCCGAATCTACCGTGTGCCGCCCCATCTGGTGGCAGACCTCGACAAGGCGACCTTTTCCAATATTGAACATCAAAGCATCAGCTTTGTCGTTCATACGATAAGGCCCTGGCTCGTGCGTCTGGAGCAGGCGATGGACAAAGCCCTGCTCTTCCCGGAAGAGCAGACTAGGTATTTTGTCGAGTTCAACGTGGACGGGCTTTTGAGGGGCGACTACGAGAGCCGGATGCAGGGCTATGCCACGGCAAGGCAAAACGGCTGGATGAGTGCCAACGATATCCGGCGTTTGGAAAATATGAATCTCATCCCGGATGAGGAAGGAGGCAATTTGTACTTGATCAACGGCAACATGACGAAACTCAAAGACGCCGGGTTATTCGCCGGCCAGGAGGTGAAAGAAAGTGAAGAATAAGAAATTCTGGAAGTTTCTAAACGATCTTCCGGACGAAGAAACCGTCCTCAGACTGGACGGTCCCATTGCAGAAGAGAGCTGGTTTGGCGATGAAGTCACACCGGCTCTTTTTCTAAGCGAACTAAACAGCCATCCGGGCGACCTGACTGTCTGGATCAACAGTCCCGGCGGCGATGTCTTTGCAGCATCCCAGATCTACACCATGCTGATGGATCACAAGGGCAAAGTCACCGTGAAGATCGACGGGCTTGCAGCTTCCGCCGCTTCCGTTATCGCAATGGCGGGCGGCGAAGTGCTGATGAGCCCCTCGTCCATGATGATGATCCATAACCCCATGACGCTCGCTTTCGGTTGGAAGGACGAGATGGAGAAAGCCTTAGATGTCCTCGATGAAGTCAAGGCTTCCATCATCAATGCCTATGAATTAAAAACTGGGCTATCCCGAAACAAAATCTCAAGACTGATGGATGACGAGACCTGGATGAATGCCAGGAAAGCAAAAGAACTCGGCTTTTGTGATGCTCTGCTTTTTTCTGAGGGGGATAACCCCGACCTTGGTGAAGCAAGCGTCGCCTTTGCCGCAAGACGGACGGCAACTGCCGTCTTAAACAAAGTGCACCCGACCGTGCCCACGCCGTTGGAGCAGGGCACTTCCTATGACGAGCTGAAAAAACGGCTCGAACTATTAAGCCATGAAGGAGGCTATTAACGATGAATAAACTGCAGGAACTGAGAAACAAACGCCACGAAGTCTGGAACCAGGCCAAGGCCTATCTGGAAGAAAAGCGCGGCGAGGACGGTCTCGTGTCGGCTGAAGACACGGCCGCCTACGAAAAGATGGAACAAGAGGTTGTCGATCTCGGCAAAGAAATCGACCGTCTGGAGCGCCAGCGGGATATGGACATGAAGCTCTCGCAGGCGACCAGCCGTCCCGTGGTCACAGACCCGATGACTGAGGTAGAGGACAAGACCGGACGCGGCAGCAAAGAGTACAACCGTGATTTCTGGAATGTCATGCGAAAGAAGAACGCTGTCATCACTAATGCGCTTCAGGTCGGTACGGACTCCGAAGGCGGCTACCTTGCCCCGGATGAGTTCGAGCGTACACTGGTGGAATCCCTCGAAGAAGAGAATATCTTCAGGCAGCTTGCCCACGTGATTCAAACTTCATCCGGTGATCGCAAGATCCCCGTTGTAGCGACCAAGGGCACGGCGAGCTGGGTCGATGAAGAAGCGGCGATTCCTGAGTCTGATCCCGCTTTCGGTCAGGTTTCGATCGGAGCTTATAAGCTTGCCACCATGCTCAAGGTTTCAGAGGAACTCTTGAACGACTCCGTCTTTGACCTCGAAAGCTATATCGCCAAAGAGTTCGGTCGCAGGATGGGCTCCAAAGAGGAGGAAGCTTTCCTCGTGGGCGACGGCACCGGAAAGCCGACGGGCATCTTCCATACCACGGGCGCCGGCGAATTGGGCGTGACAGCCGCAGCAGAGGCCGAGCTTACAGCGGATGAGTTGATTGACCTTTTCTATTCACTGAGAGCACCTTACCGCAAGAAGGCCGTCTTTATCATGAACGACGCCACCGTGAAACTGATCCGCAAACTCAAGGATCAGACGGGTCAGTATCTCTGGCAGCCTTCCTTAACCGCAGGCACGCCTGATACCATCCTGAACCGCCCGGTCTACACGTCAAGCTTTGTGCCCTTGGCCGAAGCGGGAGCATTCACCGTTGCCTTCGGCGACTTCTCCTACTACTGGATTGCCGACCGTCAGGGCAGGTCTTTCCAGCGCTTAAATGAGCTCTTTGCCGCTACCGGACAGGTCGGCTTCAGAGCCACACAGCGTGTGGACGGTAAGCTCATTTTGCCTGAAGCCGTGAAGCTCTTGCAGATGAAAGCCGGAGCGTAAGACAGGAGGTTTGAGGGATGAAGGCGGAGGATTTGCTGGTTCCCTTAAAAGAGAATCTGGCAGTGGAGCATGATGCAGATGATGCCCTTCTGCTCCGCTGCCTGTCCTCCGCTCTTTCCTATGCGGAGGGCTACCAGAAAAAGGGGCCCGATTACTACCAGACTAATGAAATGACCGAAAGTACCAAGCAGGCTGTCATCGTTCTGGCGACCTTCTTTTACGAGAGCCGGGACGGCTCGACAGCCGGCTTTTTTGCAGACTCACCTGAAGCCGCACGGCAGGTATGGGAGACAGTAAAACTTCTCCTCCAGGGCGACCGGGAGGTGATCTTATGAGTATCAAGCTGCAGCATTTTGTTGAACTTTTCCGTGTGGAAAGCGGTACGGACAGCGAGGGCTTTCCAACTGAACGAGATGAAATGCTCGCAAGCATCAGAGCCTACCGTGAAGACCGCTATGGGAGTGAAACGTGGAAGAATCGCAGCCTTTTTTCCAAGGCGACCACGCTCTTTCGCATCCGAGCGATACCGGGTGTAAAACTCGATACCCGCTGTGTGGTTGTTACAGAAGACGGCAGGTACAACATTCTCTCGGTTGAGGATATCCGGCACAAAGGGCTGTACTGGGAGATCCTCGCCGAAAAGGTCGATACGGAAGGGGTGGTGCAGGATGGCACGGTGTGAAATGAAGCTGCCGGATGAGTTTATGGATAAGCTCTCCATGCTCGGCGATAAGTTTGACAGCGTGGCTCCCAAGGTTCTAGAAGCTGGCGGCGAAGTAGTGCTCTCTCAGATGAAAGACAATCTCAGAAATGTCATCGGGAAAAACACGAAGGTGAAATCCCGCTCGACGGGGGCTTTGGAGAAAAGTCTCGGCATCACACCTGCTCTGCAGGATCGGAAGGGCGAATGGAATATCAGGGTCGGCGTGGGAGATTCGAGGGACAAGAAGGGCGTACCGGATGCCTTGAAGGCACAGGTGCTGGAATACGGGAAAGCAGGTCAGCCTGCCAAGCCCTGGATGAAGCCCGCCAGACGGAAGGCCAGAAAAAAGGCGATCTCCCGCATGGAAGATGTCCTGAAACGGGAGCTTGACCTATGACAGCGCTTGCAGAATTAAAAGAGATGGCGGGTTCTTTAGGGCTTCCTTCCGGCACGATTTCCTTCCATGGCAAAGCGCCATCGACCTACCTTGTCTTCACGCCGCTCTTTGATGACCTCACGCTCTTTGCCGACAACAAACCACAGATGGAGACAGAGGAAATCCGTCTCTCGCTTTTTACGAAGGATAACTATTTAGCGTGGAAACGCCGTCTCACCGATGCACTTTTGGAGCGGGACTTCATCATCACGGAGCGCCGCTTTTTAGGTGTGGACGACGAGACGGGCTATTACCACTACAGCCTGGACGCGGCAAAAGAATACGTCCGATTGGAGGAATGATTTATGGCTACGATAGGCCTCGATAAACTCTACTACGCAAAAATCACCGAAGCAGAAAACGGTGACGAAACTTACGATGTACCGAAACAGCTCGCCAAGGCGATCTCGGCGGAACTTTCCGTAGAACTGGCTGAAGCGATCCTGTATGCCGATGACGGTGCATCAGAGATTGTAAAAGAATTTAAGTCCGGCACGCTCTCACTCGGTGTAGATGACATCGGTGCGGAAACGGCGTCCGGACTCACAGGCGCGGTGATTGATGCCAACAAGGTGCTGATCTCCTCATCAGAGGACGGCGGTGATCCGGTGGCGGTGGGCTTTCGAGCCAAGAAGTCCAACGGCAAGTACCGCTACTTCTGGCTCTACCGAGTGAAGTTCGGTATTCCGGCGACTAACCTTGAGACCAAGGGCGACTCGATCACCTTTTCCACCCCGACCATTGAGGGCACGATTTTAAGACGCAACAAGACGGATACGGAAGGCCGTCATCCCTGGAAAGCGGAGGTCACGGAAGGCGCACAGGGAGTCTCCCAGGAAACTATCAGCGGCTGGTATGAAGCGGTCTATGAACCGAACTATACACCGGTTGTGCCTTAAGGAGGAGCGCTATGTACAACGAGTATACGACAACGATTAAGGTCGGGGATAAGGACTATGAGCTTCTTCTAACGACCCGTGCGACCAAAGAAATCGCCGGACGCTACGGCGGTCTGGAAAACCTCGGCGAGAAGCTCATGAAAGCGGAGAATTTTGAGATGGCTATCGGTGAGATCGTCTGGCTGATTGCGCTTCTTGCCAATCAGTCGATCCTGATCTACAACCTGAAACACAAAGAGGAACCGAAAGATCTTTTAACCGAGGAGGAAGTGGAACTGTTGACTTCTCCGCTTGACCTTGCAGGCTACAAAGATGCCATTACCGATGCCCTGTTCAAGGGCACAAAGCGAAACGTGGAAAGTGAGCCTGACTCAAAAAACGCGCCGGCCGGGTAAGTGACCAGGCGTTATTTACCCGCCTTTTATATTACGGCCTGAGCCGCCTTCACCTCAGTCAGGATGAAGTGTGGCTCATGCCGTTTTCTTTACTTTTAGA